CTCTACCATTTAAAGAGCCAAGCGGAACTTTACTTAATTTATTAGGATTATTGGTTCAATCTGGTCAAAGATTTGCATCTATAGCGGAAATAAATGTTGGCGAAGGTAACGCGCAAGCTCCTGTTGGAACAACTTTAGCTTTATTAGAAAGATCAACCAAGGTTTTATCTGCTATTCATAAAAGATTACACTCAGCTCAAAAGAAAGAGTTTGATCTGCTTGCAACAATATTTGCAAAAAGCTTACCACCTGTTTATCCGTACGCGGTATCTGGTGGAAATATGCAAATCAAGCAAACAGATTTTGATGACAGGGTAGATGTATTTCCTGTATCTAATCCAGATATATTCTCAACTAGTCAAAGAATTATTATGGCTCAAGAGATGATGCAGTTAGTACAATCTAATCCTCAAATACATGGCCCTAACGGAACCTATGAGGCCTATCGTAGAATGTATTCTGCTTTAGGTGTTGATAATATTGATGCTTTATTAATACCACCACCTGATACGCAACCAAAACCTGTAGAATCTGGTTTTGAAAACTCTACGTTAATGGCTGGCGGAATGGCTCAAGCGTTTATACAACAGAATCATGATGCTCATATAGCCACACATATGAATCTCCTGAATATGCAGCCGGTGCAGATGAATGCGCAAGTACAAGCTAATATCAATGCTCATATAATGCAGCATTTACAGATGAAAGCTGATTCAATAGCGCAACAGCAGATGCCACCTGAAGCGCTGCAACAATACCAGCAGCTTCAACAACAGGCGCAGCAAATGCCTCCTGCAGAAGCAGCTCAAGTAAACCAGCAAGCTAGTGACTTGTTGGCTCAATTTAGTTCGCCAATTATGAGCGAATTAATGCAACAGTTCTCTCAGCAAGTTGCAGCTCCACCTCAAGAAGATCCTCTTGTAGCAATAAGAAAACAAGAGCTAGCTTTAAAAGGCCAAGAGTTACAACAAGACAGAGAGCAGTTTGAAGTGAAAGAGCAAATGAGGGCTGAGGAAAAGCTAAGACAAGATCGTATTGACAGAGAACGTATTGCAACTCAAATGGATATTGCTAAAATGAAAGATGATTCAACTCAAGATAGACTTGAGCAACAAAAAGAATTAAAATTGATTGATATCGGTTTAAAACAAATCAGGTAAAATTATGATTAAAAGAACAGACGCAAGTAAATTGAAAACTCCATCCGTTAGCAAGAAGCAACCTTACTCTAACAAAGGTAATGTTGAGTTTAACGATATGAAAAAAGTTAGCGCTAATGCTACTCCTAAGCCAGGAATGGGTAAAGGAAAAGCAAGAGGAATGGGCGCTGCTGAATTTGGTGGAAAGTTTTCAGGCATTTATTAAATGTCAATAATTTGGATAGCCGAAAATTTTAAGAAGGCTATAAAAGAAAAGAAAGAGGACACCCAGACTCAAATATTAAATGGGTGCAAAAATTTTGATGATTATCAATATTTACGTGGACGTTACAATTCTCTCGTTGACGTAGAAGAAGAGTTTAGAGAATTGCTAGAGAGGATAGTAGAAAATGACGACGAAGAGCAAAGTAATAGTACCTGACCATATAGAGAAGGAAAGAAATACTAAGGAGAAGGTAACAAAAACTGAATCAGAAACTGATAAAGCTTTTGTAAGTCCTGAAGATAGGGTGCTAGATCCAACCCTAATGGATAAATCTTTAATAGAAAGAATGCCTCAACCAAGCGGTTGGCGTATACTTATTCTGCCATATAAAGGTAGAGGGGTTACTAAAGGTGGTATTCATATAGCAAAACAAACCGTTGATAGAGAAGCGTTAGCATCTGTTGTTGCATACGTAATTAAGATGGGGCCACTTTGTTATAAAGATAGAGAAAAATTTGGCGATACACCCTGGTGCCAAGAAAAACAATGGGTACTAATTGGTAGATATGCAGGAGCTAGGTTTAAGCTTGGCGATGATGCAGAATGCCGTATTATAAACGACGACGAAGTTATCGCGACTATAGAAAATCCCGATGACATCGTTACGCTATAACGTGAGGAAATCATGCAAGAAGAAAAAGTAATAACAAGTGAAGTGGCCAATCAGGCCCAAGACCAAATAGAAGAAGGAGAGGTTGTTGAGATAGAAGAAGATCAATCGTCCGAAGAATCTATAAATAATGTTTCAGCAGAAGAATCTGAAAAAGATTCTAAGGAAGATGAGCTAGAAAATTATTCTAAAAGCGTTAAAAAAAGAATTGCTAATTTAACTAAAAAAATGAGAGAGCAAGAAAGAGCTGCTCAATCTGCTTATGAATATGCAAAAAATTTACAAGCAGAAAATCAAAACTTAAAAACTAGCACATCTAGATTAAACCAAAACTATTATTCTGAAGCAGAAAATAGATTAAAGTCTCAAAGAGCTCAAGCAAATTCTGTATTGAAAAATGCATATCAAGAGCAAGATTGGGATAAGGTAACTAAAGCTCAAGAAATATTAGATAAAATTACTGTTGAAGAAAGTAAATTAGCTAATAATAGAATGACCATACAAAGAGAGCCTCAGTATTATGATGCTCCTATGCCTCAACAACAAACTATTCAACAGCCAGCTGCTGCGCCAGAACCAGATCCGGCAGCGGAAGATTGGGCTGGTAAAAACGAATGGTTTGGTCAAGACGAAACTATGACTTTGGCAGCATTTAACATACATCGTAAACTTGTAGAAGAAGAAGGCTTTGACCCGAGCGATACAATGTATTATGATGAAATAGATAAACGTATCAGAGTTGAATTCCCGCATAAGTTTGAGGGAACTACAACAAACAGTAAGATGCAGCAAACTGTTGCTCCTGCTGTTAGAAGTGGTAATAGTGGCTCTGGACGCAAACGACAAGTAAAGCTTACTAAAAGCGAAGTTGAAATGGCACGTCGTTTGAATGTTCCAGTTCAAGAATATGCTAAATATATTAAGAGGTAAGCAAAAAAATGACTGAAGATAAAAAAACAAACAACAGAACTCCTCGTTCTGCAGATACTCGAGCTAAAGATACTGCTCGCAAACCTTGGCGTCCCCCATCTATGTTGGAGACACCACCAGCACCTGAAGGTTATTCCTACAGGTGGATAAGAGCCGAAATTGTCGGTCAGGAAGATAAAAAGAATGTAATGTCTAGGCTACGTGAGGGTTTTGAACTCGTACATGCCGATGAACTTGGAGACTTTGAACTTCCTACGATGGACGATGGAAAGCACGCTGGTGTGGTATCCGTGGGTGGTTTGCTTTTGGCTAAGATTCCAAATGAAACACGTGATGAAAGAAACGCCTATTATCATGATCGTGCTCAACAGCAACAAGAAGCTATTGATAATGACCTAATGAAGGAATCTGATCCAAGTTCTCCGATGTTAAAACCTCAGAGATCTACAAGCGTAACTTTTGGAGGCGGTAAAAGAAGTTAATTCTAATACTGTCAAAACTAACTTTATTTAAAAGGTAATATTATGTCTAATCAAAATGCACCTTTCGGATTAAAACCATCTAGCAAGTTAGGCTCGAATTACAACAACGAAGGAGTAACCGAGTACAAAATTGCAAGTGGAGCATCCGGAAACATTTTTTCAGGCGACCTAGTTAAGATGGCTAACACAGGTACTATTTTAGTAGCTGCTGCTGGCGATCAAGCTTTGGGAGTCTTTAGAGGATGTCAATATACAGATTCAAGCGGCGACGTGATTTATTCACCATACTGGCCTAATGGAACTGTGACATCTGACGCGGTGGCATTCGTAGTTGACGACCCAAATGCCTTGTTTGAAGTTCAATCAGCTGCTACTGGTTCAGTAGTACAAACAGTTGTTGGCAATAACGCTGACATCGTTTACACATCTGGTTCAACAATAACAGGTATCTCAGCTGTTGAAATTAGTGGCACTACTGCTGCTACTTCAGCTCAGCTAAGAATTGTGGGTGTTTCTACTGATCCTGAAAACAGCACTTTAGGTACTGGCTCAGCTTCAACAAACGTCAACTTGATTGTTAAAATTAACGAGCATTTCTATGCACAAACAACAGGGGTATAACAGATGGCTATTAATAGATCCCAATTAGCGAAAGAATTAGAGCCTGGTCTAAATGCCTTATTCGGCATGGAATACGCTAGGTATGATTCAGAACACGAAGAAATCTACGAAACAGAATCCTCAGATAGAGCATTTGAAGAAGAAGTAATGATCGTTGGGTTTGGTAACGCTTCAGTTAAAGCTGAAGGAGCTGGAGTATCGTTTGATAACGCTACTGAAGGCTACACATCACGTTACAGCCACGAAACAGTTGCTTTAGCTTTTGCGCTAACAGAAGAAGCTGTTGAAGATAATCTATACGATAGACTTGGTTCAAGGTATACAAAAGCCTTGGCTAGATCTATGGCAAATACTAAGCAAATCAAAGCAGCGGCTGTTTTAAACAACGCTTTTGATTCCAACGTAACAGGTGGCGACGGTCAACCTCTTGTTTCTAACGCTCACCCTCTAGGTGGCGGTGGAACTGCAAGTAACAGACCTTCAACATACTCAGACCTTAACGAGACTTCTTTAGAAGATGCGTTAATTTCTGTCTCAACTTTAACTGACGACAGACAATTAGCTATTGCTCTACAAGGTACTAAGTTGATTGTTCCACCTCAATTGCAATTTGTTGCTGACAGATTACTACAAACTCCTGGTAGAGTTGGTACATCTGACAATGATATCAATGCGATTAAAAATATGGGAATGGTTCCTGAAGGATACGTGGTTAACCACTATCTAACAGATACTGATGCTTGGTTCTTGAAAACAGATTGTCCTGATGGATTTAAGCATTTCCAAAGAAGCCCAATGCAAACTGCACTCGAAGGAGACTTCGATACCGGTAATATGAGATATAAAGCAAGAGAAAGATATTCTTTTGGTTACTCAAACTGGAGAGCAGTATTCGCATCTCAAGGTGCTTAATAAGGAAATTTTCCTTAAGGGAGCTTCGGCTCCCTTTTTTTTGTCTAAAATTTAATTTTACAAAAAGCTACCTATATTTAGTTTCTTGTTGTAGAATTTAAGAAGCTAATAAATAAAGTATTATGAAAATATATACTGTTTTGCATTCAAGCAATAGCATGTCAAACTCTCCTTGTATAGGAAAGTGCAGCACTTCTATGGCTCCTTTTGATGAAATATGCAAAGGATGTGGAAGAAGTGTCAAAGAAATACGAGACTGGGAAACCTATACAGATTTAGATAAAAAACTAATAAATCTAAAAAATGTTATGCGAGGATACAGTATAAGACAAAAAATAGAATCTTATGGAGATGAAATGAGCGAGAAGAAACAAGACATACAAGGAAGAATAACAACCGTAATATCTTTACTAGAAATGATTGGTAAAGATATGTTAGACGAATACGGCAAAGATCCAAAAATAAAAAAATCCTATCAGGCTTTATATAATTCTAGAGAAGCCATATTAGAATCAAAAGAACACTTTAACAAACAGCTATAAAGTAGTATAGTTATCTAAACCGAGATAACTCGTTGCACCAACTGACTCGGCAGACTTACTCCAAGATGGCGCAACATATTTAGTTAGGAGAAAATAATGGCTAAATCAACTTTTTCAGGTCCAGTCAAATCTTTGGCAGGATTTATTTCAGCTGGTAGTAATGCTACTGTAAGCCTTACTGCTGATACAACTTTAACTGTAGATGCACACGCAGGAAAAATATTGTTATGTAATGATGCAGACGGTAAATTTACTTTACCTTCAATTATTACTACAATTCCAAGCGATCCAACAGACCCAAATCAAACCAATAATCTAGGAGCTACATTTACGTTTGTAATTGTAACTGCTGCTACTGATGTTGATATAAAGACAGACGGTACAGATAAGTTTGTTGGTGGTTTGTATACTGGCGTAAATAATGCAACTGGTAAAACTTTTATTTCAGGAGCTACCAATGACGTTATTACCCTAAATGGTACGACTAAAGGTGGATTAGCAGGAAGCATTATTACAGTAACTGCAATTGCAAGCGCTAAATATGCTGTAGAAGGTATTACGCTTGGATCAGGAACTTTAGTAACTCCATTTGCTGACGCTTAATAACAGGAGATAATTATGGCAGGTAGAATTGTAGGCTCAGATGTAAAGACAGCAACAACAACCTCAGCTGCTACTGGCGGTGCAGTATTGCAAAACGGTAGATCAAGGTTAAGAGGTTATATTATTGCTGGTGGAACTTCTGACGGTACTGTTACTTTTAGAGACGGTTCTGTTACAGGCTCTACCTTATTAATTGCTCCTTGCAACGCAAACGATACCGAAACTT